TAGGACAACATGCAACAGTATATGCGGATGGTAAAGTATTTTGGATGGGATCTGGCGGAGGATTCTTTGTATTTGATGGTACAGTTAAATTACTTCCATCACTTGTAGAAGATTTTGTATTCACGACCACCGGATCAAACGTAGGTATAAATTACTCCTCAAATGAAATTATATATGCATCACACAATTCTTTGTTTAATGAAATTATTTGGTTTTATCCTGCAGGAACACCAGCAGGAAGTCCTGCAACACAAAATAATAGATCAGTAGTTTATAATTATGTAGAAAATAGTTGGTCTACTATGACACTTGCTAGAAGTTCTTACGCAGATGCAAGTACATATGATGTACCATATGCTACAGAGTACACATCTTCTAATACACCAACCATTTCTAATTTAAGTGGAGCAACAAGCACTTTTGGTTCTTCCTTATATTATGCTCATGAAGTTGGGAATAATGAAGTAGCATTAAACGGAAATGTTTCGGCTATAGCAGCTTATATTCAATCGGGAGATTTTGATTTACCAACAGATGGTGATGGAGAATATATATTAAGATTAAGTAGATTTTTACCTGACTTTAAAAATTTGCAAGGAAATGCAACTGTAACAATATTCTTAAAAAACTTTCCTATTGATTCTGGATCTTCATCACAATTAGGTCCATTTACAATTACTTCTTCAACTCAAAAAATTGATACAAGAGCAAGAGGAAGACTTGCTAATATAAAAATACAAAATACAGCTGTTGACGAAACTTGGAGATTTGGTACATTTAGAGCAGATGTAAACCCAGATGGTAGAAGATAATGGCTAAAATAAATGTATATGTACCTGAACCACCAAGAGAGTATACTCCAGAAGGGTTTCGACAAATTAACCAAGCACTTGCTACTGTAGAAAATCAATTAAATACATCGTATCAACAAGACTTGAAAAATGAACAAGATTCGTTTAATTACTTTATGCAATGACAATTAGATATAAAAGTGAAACATTTGATTTAACAACAACTGATAAGACTACTATTCTTACGTGTCCCTCAGATGCAACTATAATTGTAAAGTCTTTACAAGCTAATCATAAAACTGCTTCAAATGTAGATGTAGACGTATTCTTACAAAAATCTGGTGGCTCTGATGTTGAAATAAGTCATGCACAAATTAATAAAAATTTTACAAATATGGTTTTGTCAAGTTTAAATATGGAAGCTAGTGATGTATTAAAAATACAAGCAGCTAGTGCTAATACTATTACAGGTGCTGTCAGTTATGCCTTGATAGATAGATCACAGGAAAATGGCTAGAAAATTTAAAGACTTTGTAGAAAGAGATAAACCTAGAAAAAGACCTCGAAGACATTGTAAAAATTTAAATAAAAAAAAGAAGTTGCAACATAATAAAAAATATAATAGACAAGGACGTAGACAATAATGAGTGATCCTATTAAAATACCCGCAACTGCAAAAGAAATTATTAAACACAAAAGAACGGGGAAGGTATATGCTAGTAAAGATCATTTTGATACTGATGTTGCTGATCCCAATACTGACACTACTGTGGATGATTTTAGACAAGACCTCGAAATAACTGTAACCAGAGTAACCCTAGGCGCAAAAACAAAAAAATAATGGAACCTCGAGGAGCCACCGAATTACAAATGGAACTGCTTGAGAAGCATGTTTCTAAAGAGTTACTAGATCAATTTCAAATTTGTACATCTATACCAGGTAAAGTTCCAATAGATAAAAATAAAATAAATATTCTTTGGCAAAAAAATGCTTATAATCAACCTAACCTTCAACCATTTTTTAGAGATAAGGAAAGACATAAGGAATATGATTGGTATGTATTTAATAGTCATTGGAATTATGAAAAGTTTAGATACTATTTTGATATACCGACAGAAAGATCAATTGTAATTAAAAACGGTATAAACAATTTTCCAAAAAGAAAAATATATAAAAAGGGTAATCCAATTAAAATAATACATCAATGTACACCGTGGAGAGGTTTAAATGTTTTACTGCTAGCTATGCAGGAAATTAAAGATCCAAACATTACATTAGATGTTTATAGTTCTAGTCAAATTTATGGTGATGAATTTAATTCTTCTCATAAGGACATATTCCAACCTCTATATGATCAAGCTAATAAATTACCAAATGTAAATTATATTGGTTACAAACCTAATGAATATATTTTAGAACACATGTCAGATTATGATATGTTTGTATATCCAAGTATTTTTGAAGAAACTTTTTGTGCATCTGCTTTAGAACCATTGGCTGCAGGAATACATGTTATTACAAATAACTATGGAGCTCTTTATGAGACTTGTGCAGAATGGCCTGTATATATAAATTATACGGACAACTATGAAACTATGGCTTCTAGTACAGCTGAAGCTATTAAGGTTGCATCATCGTATCTGCATGAAGATTTTATACAAGATCATTTAAATGAACAACAAAAATTTTATAAACGTTTTTACAATTGGGATAAAAAAGGAAAAGAATGGACAAATTTTTTAAAAGGGGCTTTGAATGAAAGAAACAATAAATAAAGATACATATCAGACATTAAAAGATTTAAAAATAGAAACAGATCCTTTTGATAAAGCTGTTACACCTTTATGGAAAAAACAAACTGAATCATCTATATCACCAAATTCTATTTTTTTAGCAACACCTGTACACAGTGAATGTTCTATACATTACACACAAGCATTACTTGAATTACAAAAATTAGCTTTGGAAAAGAAAACAAAAATTACATTTCAATTAATGAAGTCTTCGTTAATAACACAAGGCAGAAATTTATGTGTATCATCTTTCTTATCATCTGATTATTCACATATGTTGTTTATAGATTCTGATATATATTTTCACGCAGAATCTATTTTTAAAATGATAGAAAAAGATAAGGACATATTATCTATACCTTATCCTCTTAAAACAATAATGTGGGATAAAGCTATGGATAGAATTAAAGATAATAAAATTAAAACACCTAATGATTTGAAAAAAGCTTTAAACACTTATCCAATAAGAGTAGCAGATGATACTAATATTAAAGTAGATAAAGGTATTATAGAAGTAACTCATAGTCCTACAGGATGTATGTTAATAAAACGATCTGTATTTGAAAAACTAATTAAACATTATCCAGAAAAATCTATTGTACAGAAAACTGTAATAAATGGTGAATATATAGATAAACCTAATATGTGGAATTTCTTTGATTGTATACATGACCCAAAGACTAAAACTTATCTTGGTGAAGACTTTTCTTTTTGTAAGCTTTGGAAAGATATTGGGGGTAAATGTTATGCCTATATTGCAGATAAGATTGTCCATGTAGGCGAACATCAATACGAAGGTCGTTTTGGCGATGAGTTGAAACTTAATAAGTAAAATGGTAATATTGTCTATAATTAAACAAATAGACTATGGATCCATTTACATTAGCATTAGCCACATTTGGCATACAAAAACTCAGAGGTAAATCAACAAAGAAGGCTCTACAAAGTGCAGCCATTATTGGAGGTGGTTCTTATGCCCTTGGTATGGGAGGTGGTAGTACACCTTTCTCAAGTATTATGGGAACTCCTACAGCAGGAGATCCTCGTTTGGGTGAATTAGGAAAAATACCACAATTCAAAAAAGAAATGGTAGGCGCTCAATTTAAAAGTCCTGCACAATTAAAAAAAACTTCTGGCTTAGTAGGAGAATTTAAAAAAGCAAAAGCATTTGAAGGGTTAAATAAAACTGGATTAGAGGGTTTACTAGAAAAAGCTAAAAACAATAAACTAGAAACTGCATTACTTGCATCAAGTGTGTTACCTCTTCTAGCTGAAGAAGAAGAAGAGAAACCAATGATTACCGAAGAAGATTATGAAAAAGCTTATGCGGAGCAAGCTGCTAATCTTGAAGGTGCTTTTGTACCAGCAACAAACACTAGACCAACACTTGACGAAACTATTAATGATAATATGTTTTATGCTAATCAAGGTGGACTTGCAACTGCCATACCAAAATTTAACAAAGGTGGTGTTAACTACTTGCCATCAAAAACAGATCATAATGAAAACGATTATAATAATTATGTAAGAGCTGAGGGTTATGTAGAAGATGGGTCAGGTAATGGTGACAAAGATGAAGACACA